ATTTTAACTGATAAAACAGACCCTAGGGAGAATTCTCCCCACAAAAATACGAACGTAAGTTTGATAGAAATTAATCAATATAATGATTCCGATCAATCAACTTGGGTTCATCCACGTGTAGCTATTCATATTGCACAATGGATTTCTCCTAAATTTGCAGTTAATGTAACAGGATGGATTCATAAATTATTATCTACAGGAAGTGTCAAACTAGAAAGACCTGTAAAGAGCTTTTCTACTCTTACAGAAATTGATATTGAAGCAGAAAAACTAGAAAATGAAGTTAAAATGTGTGAGTATACAAATGAGTTAATTATTTATTGTGCTTATATCGGAAATGGATTAGTCAAAATTGGTTTTACTGATTCTAATCTTGTTAAGAGAGACAAAAAACATATGTCAAGTGAGTCATTATATCCTCAGTGGAGAATGATTAAGTTTTTCAAAGTATCTGGTAAAAATATAGAAAAAATGACACACGAATTTTTGAAACATTATAAGGTTGATTTTTTCAATCAAAAAGAAGTATATAAACCAGTTAAAAATCTAACAAATTTTATTGAAGATATAGAGGATTTCTTAAAGGATAATGACTTAAAAATGACTATTATGATCTTACAAAAAGAGAACTCAGAATTAAAACTCCAAAATATGCAATTGAAACTAGATCTTTTAAGAAATAAAACAGAAAAGTAGGAAATTCTTGTTTACTAACGTAATTTAGTATAATCATTTGATTATACTAAGTCTTATTTTTTGACCGAATCAATACAAATAACATTAAGAACCTAAATGTATTTCGGTATCTACAAGTCCGTTATTATTGAAAATATAAACATGTACATTTAAGCCCATTGCGGTCGCCGCCTTGAACTTTGCCATATTCTTCTCATAATCTTTGTTATAATAATACTCGCTTTTTACTTCAAGAATCGCGTTGTCGGAAAGTATAAAACCATCTGGAAAATATCTGCTCTTATTGCCTGTGATAGGATTATTATACCAAATTTCCTCTCGACCTTTATAGCCTACAACAAGATCATCTTCTTTATAACCATCTTTAAGAAGAAAATCAAAACACATTGGTTCATAACCTTGACATAATTCTGTGCGACCGCTTGGAAAAACATACTCTTTAGGATTTGATGACTCTAACATCTTGTTAAAAATCTCTTCATTTTGCATTGGATATTCAACTCCATACCTCTCCATAGACGTCTCACGGGACTTTTCACGACATTCTTCACTTTGTAGATATTCATACAAAGGCATTCCATATCTAGCCATACATGTTTCATCTGCTTTGATACGACACTCTTCGCTTTGTAGATATTCATACAAAGGCATTCCATATCTAGCCATACATGTTTCATCTGCTTTGATACGACAATCTTCACTTTGTAAATATTCATACAAAGGCATTCCATATCTAGACATACATGTTTCATCTATTTTGTTGCGACCTTCTTTGCTTTGTAATGGATACTCAGCTTTATACCTCTCAATACATGTTACATGAGATTTTTCTCTTATTTCTTTGTTTTGCAATGGAAAAGCGTAACCATACTTTTCAAGACACGTTTTGCGAATTTTTTCAAACGATTCTTTGGAGTGAAAAGAAAAAGCATGTCCATATTTTTCCATATTAGTATCTTTGGCTTTTTGAAGAATTTCAGGAACTTTCATGTGGTGGTCTACTCCATATTTAGCAATCTTGGTTTCTTTAATTTTTTCTTTTATTTCTTCTGATTGAAATGGATTTGGTGCACCATAAATTTCTGTATTAGTATCAGCAGCTCTTTCTCTACGGCATTGTTCGCATCTTCGTCCTCTCTTAAATTCACTCAGAGATACGTGAGCTTCTTTGTTACAATTAGAACATGTATAAAACATTTTATCTTTATTTCCTGTATATTTTTGTTCTGGAAGAGTTTCTCCACCTGCCTTCCATATTTTACGACAATATTCATAATCTTGAATATTACCACGTCTTTGGTTTGAACATTTTGCACAACCACCCCAACCTTTTCTTCTTATATTTGAAGAATCAGTTTCAGCAATATTCTTACATGAACAAGTATATTTTACACGGCGATTTTTTTCAAAGCTGATCAATTCACAGTCGTTGTCTATTAAAATATCAGTTATTTCATCCATAGTTTTTTGCAACATTTTAGGAGGCATTTTTTATTTTTTGATTATGAGATTATGTGTTAAATTCAATTGTATTTTTGTAATTATCTTATTTTTGTAATGAAAAATAAGATTTTTTGAACCAATGGCTCCACCAAAAACTCGAAAAATTTACAAAACAGGGAACCCAAGAGCACCTCCGCTGACACGAATAATGTTGTTATTCACAGCGGTAACAATGAACTCGTAAACCTGCTTGAAAGTAGTTGTAACAGCCACAAGACCACCACCACCCGGACCACCAAGTCCTTGTGCGCACAAAATAGCCCTTGCACTAGCTTCCGGTACAATAGACACATTTGTAAGCTTTCCGTAGTTCGTAGATCCCATCGGATCTAGGCTAATGAAATCAAGAGAATACGAGTAAGAATGGTAACCAGTCTCAGCCGGAATGACGGGCGCATGATAATAAGGATTAACTAACGAGAAGTAATCCGAACCCATTTGTGCAAGACGATTAGTATTCTCATAAATTAGAGACGTTACGCTAATCGGGTCATTAGCACCGGTGTCAGGCGTGAAATCGACTTTGAATGTAGTACCATCCTGAACAGGCGATGTAGTAACGTAGTTCGAACCTTCAGCGATAAAAGTTGCATTGCGCACAGCAAAGAACAAAACCTTAATCGCGTGGGAGAAACGGATGTCAAACGACTGCTGAGGATTTGTAGCCGGAGTAAACGACTGTCGAGGCGCTGTCTGCACTTGTTCAATTAGAATATCACGAGGGGCACAAGCCATACGTTTGCGTTCATCGTTGGAAACAATTGCATAGTTGGCCCAAACTTGAGTTTGACCCAAAACAGGAGGAACACCGCCCTTAAGCTGTTCAGTTGAAACGAGTTTGCGTCCTTCTTCGTTAAGATCACCATCACCAAACTGCCAGATTAGAAGTTGATTCCAATCACGGAAGTAAAAGTTAATTCGCATCTCGTTGTAGGGTAGTGCAGCAGTCGGTAGAGCGACACCACTGTCTCGACTGTAAAAGAAAGGAAGCGGCAGATTGAGAGTTGCAGACGGCAGAATGCCCGACGGCTGAGTTAGCTGATCGATATCTCCGATCATATTCTTGTAACCATTGCGCTTGCCCTCAGGCACTGTAAACGCCGACCAGAAATCAAGATGATAATTGTCAAAACGAGCGGCAATCAGATCGTTAAAGGTAATAGAGCACTCGCGGATAAGATTATGCATCAAGTTTCGAGTCCAACGCAACTTTATAGTATTGGTATTGAAACTAGTTACCTCAGGGATAGTAACACGAAGCCAAGTGTGAAGCATGTAATCACCGGCACGCGAAATAGAGACCGACCACTCTTGGCCGAAACCAGGAGAACCAGCCGCTCGAGATAGAACAACAGGAACCTGCGTGAACCAAGTAGCCTTTCGCGTTTCGCGAACGAAATAAGCAGTGGCATCGGGACCACCATAGAGGTATTTTTCGATTTCGTCAAAAGTGGCGAGATCAATAAACCCGGAAGTTACGTTCGAAGTAGAGATGGAAGACATTGTTTTATATTAGCGCAAGATAATTTTTCATTTTTTTAACAAAATATATACTTTAAATATTAAAATTAAAAAAAAATGTGAGCTTAAATGAGTCTATAGAACGAATAAAGGCTATGTCCGAACTAGATATTTTGAGTATAGATGCCAATATACGTAAGAATTTCGAGGATGAGATCTTAAAACTTCCAGATCACGAGGAGAAGTTGCAAGAGATAGAAGAATCGTTGAAAAATGAAAATCTTCGCCGTAGGATACGTCTCAGTCTAGAAAAGGCTCGTATTGAGTTACTAGAATACGTTAATGATTTGAAAACACAAAGAAACTATCATTTCTATATTATGGAAACTGTTACTTATATAGAACAGTACAAAGAAATTTTAAAAACACCCGTAAAAGTTAGTTTCATGGGAAAACTTGTTAAAAAAGACAAAGAAAAGAACAACATAATCGAACTTTACTTAGAATCAGCGACAAAGTATGTTAATCTAGAATTTGAGAATGATAAGATACAACAAGTTACTTGTCCTAACTGTTCTAATAAAAAAGATTTCGATGTGATAGAAAACAATACCTATATATGTACAAAATGTTATGCTAGACAAACAGTAATGAAACACAATTCTTCTTATACAGATATTGATAGAGTTAATATTTCAAGTAAGTATACTTACGATAGAAAGGTTCACTTTCGGGATTGTATAAATCAATACCAAGGTAAACAAAATAGCACTATTCATAAAAAAATATACGATGATTTAGAAATACAGTTTGCTAGACATCATCTTCTGAATGAGGGTGACGGAATTTCTAAAGAAGTTAAATTTGCAAATGTGACAAAGAATCACGTTCTTATTTTTCTTAAGGAACTAGGTTACTCAAAACATTATGAAAACGTACATCTAATACATTATAACTTTACTGGAGTTAAACCAGATGACATATCTTATTTGGAAGAGCAACTGCTTGACGACTTTGATGTACTTACCGATCTGTACGACAAAAAGTATAAATATATTGAAAGAAAGAATTTTATTAATACTCAGTATGTTCTCTTTCAATTACTTCGCAGGCACAAACATCCATGTAAGAAAGAGGAATTTATTATACTCAAAACCATTGATAGAAAATTCTTTCATGATGAAATATGTAAAGACTTGTTTGAAGAGCTTGGTTGGAATCACAGTCCTTTTTACTAAAAAAAAAAGGCTGATTTAAGAAATTTGTTTCTGAATATAAATAAAGAATGCCATCTAATATTAGATTCAGAGTTCATACAAATGAATATTATCAAGACGTGATAGAATTGAATACTTTTGAGCAATTCGACTCAGCATCAGATGCTTTATTTGCGTTAATTAATATGATGAATGTACTTGAGCCAATGTTTATTTCAGATTTTGACCCTGTTCAAATAGCAATACAAAACAGCCAGAATGATCTGCAATTACGTAGGAATGATAACGTGATTGTCCTCCTTAAAACACAACCTTATGATACGACTGACAAAAACTATGAAGAGTGTTCTATATGTACTGATAAATACGAAAAGAAAGAAGAAGTTTCTGTTTTAGATTGTGGTCATGTTTACCATCCAAAGTGTATCAATGAGTGGGCTAAGTATAAACCAACGTGCCCTGTATGCAAAGCAGAGATTTCTATTTATATAAATCAAACAGGAGCCGAAGACATTGATTAATTATAGTATCTGTTATATTTTTTAAAATAATGATAATAACTAAAATGCTGTCGAACTTAAAAAAAATTTGGGCCAAGCACGGTTTTGAAATAACTCTTGGATTTTGTATCACATTTGTTCTTCTTTTTGGTCTATATCATAAGATTACTGGTTCAAAAGGTACTTGGTCAAAGAAAGATTATTTATCATATTTACTAACAACACCTACAATAAGTGATAAAACATCTAGATCGCCACCTAAAGATAGCAGAGGTGAAATAGAATGCAGACGTGTTCTACAACTTATATTTAATAGAAGCTTTGATAAAGCACGACCTGATTTCTTACGCAATCCTGTTACAGGTGGAGATTTTAATTTAGAACTTGATTGTTATAATCCTGAACTTGGAATAGCAGTCGAATATAATGGAGTTCAACACTACAAGTTCATACCTTTTTTTCATAAAAACAAAGAGGCATTCCTAAATCAAAAATACAGAGATGATATGAAGCGTCGAATATGTAAAGAAAATGGTATTCTTTTAATAGAAGTACCTTATACAGTAAAAATAGAAGATATCAACGGTTTTATACAAAAAAATCTTATGATTAACGGAATTATATAATAGAAACTGTTGTTCTCAATAAATAATATTGAGAACATATAAAATGGCATTTAATTTGGATAATGTTGAAAAGGAGTCTGTTAGATGGAACAAAGCTGAAGAGGAGATGGTTGCTAGTTGGTGTGACCAATCTAAATGTTTTAATTGGATGAACACAGAAGCTTTTTCACGTTATAGTATTCGTGCAATAGTCATGTCTATAACAACAAATACTATCATTTCGTTGAGCGGAGTTGCAAATTTATTTTTAGGCGGAGGACTGATATCAATTGATCAAAGTAAAATATCCTTAATTTTTGGATGTGTATCAATAAGTGTTGGGATTGTTAATATGATCCAAGATAAATTAAATTGGAATGTATTAGCGAATAATTTTAAACAATCTGCTGGAAAATGGAGTATTATTACACGAAAGATAGAGGAGATTTTAGCTATGCCGAGATCATGTCGAGGTGATTGTGGTGCTTTTTTAAAATATATAAAGCAGGACATTAATGAAGCGTCAGATACTAATTCTATAATACCAAAAGATATTCGTGAGATGTGTAATGAAAAATTTGGACATATCAAAGATTTTGATGTTCCAGATATTTGTGGTCAAGTAGAACATACAATATTTTATAGAAATATGTCTAATCAAGATTCCTCTGAACCATTAATTAAATAACTTTTCAATATACAAGATTGTTAAAATAAAAATTCTTTAAATGTAATATTTTTTTTCGTCTATTTAAGTAAATATGTCAAAACCTCTTGAAAATTTTACAGTCAAAGAACTTTTGGAAATAGCTAGACAGAAAAACTTAAAGGGGTACTCTAAACTGCGAAAGGTGGAACTAATCTCGTTAATCAACTCAGAAATGGGAATACCTAAAGTTATACCTAAAGTTATACCTAAAGTTATACCTGACGCAATACCACCAGATGGTATTGTCTCAAAAAATCTTGAAAATTTTACAGTAAAAGAACTTTTGGACATAGCCAGACTGAAAAACTTATCTGGATACTCTAAACTGCGTAAGGCAGAACTAATATCATTAATTAACTCAAGCACGGGATATCATAATGTAATTCCAAAAATAATACTTCAAAATAAAGATGATAAGTGTATCAATAAAATATGTGTACCGTCTAAAATTTGTAACCCAGATAGTGGAATATGTGTAAATAAAACTGGAAATATTGGTAAAAAACTTGTTAATTCCTTATTAAATGAAAAAATAAATAAACCAGATTGGACAATTTATAGTATTGACGGGTGTAATTCTTGTAAAAAGGCTGTAGAACTTCTAGATAGCATTGGTTTGAAATACACTCAAATAAAAGTTCGTGATGAAGACAAGAAAGATTTTTTTAAAGAAAAGGCCAGTTTAACGGGTGGATATAAATATTTTCCTGTTATTTTCAATATGGATGTATTTATTGGTGGGTACACAGAGTTAGAAAAAATCCTAACTAAACCACTTTCTTCCGGAAGTTCAAGCTTTCACATGTTAAAACCTCAGATAGTTGAAAAAACTAATTTTCAAGGATCTTCATGGGAAGATTTAGTTTCAATGGTTTATTTATTGCATAGACACCCAAAAGATTGTGTAGCTATTCCAAAAGATTTATTGACTGGATCTGGAAAAATAACACAAAAAGGTTTTAATGTTAAGAGTTTTAACAACACTTCGTTGTCTTGGAGTGCAGATGAAAACATGTTTTATATTCCAGTAGGTTTATGGGATTCAATAAAAGATTGCTTGAAGAGAAAACCTCGATTTATTGTAATGCCTTTAGGTATTAATGGTATAAATTCTTGGGGTAAACGTGCTTCTCATGCTAATTTTTTGATCTACAATACAGAAACAAAAGTTCTTGAAAGATTTGAGCCGCACGGAAAACCAATGGCTAATTTCTTAAATATACCAAATTTTGAGAAAAAACTAGCAGAGCTTTTTAACAATAATGTACATAAAGATATGATCAGAGAAGTGTATGACCCATTATCTTTTTGTCCAGCAGTTAATGTTCAGAAAATTCAAGTTAATGAATTGGACAAAAAAATTGGAGAAATTGGAGGATTTTGTGTAGCATGGTCTGCTTGGTATGCTGATATTCGTATGTCTAACCCCAAAAAGTCTCGTTCTGAAGTTGTCTCTATCGGCATAGAAAAACTGAAAAAAAATAATTATTCTTTTACTCAATTTATTCGTTCTTACTCATCTTTCTTGACAAAGGTCGGTGAACAATTGAAAAATAGCAATAATCCAGCAGCTGTCTTTGCTGCATATGTCAGAAAAAGCTCTTAATATGTATAAATTTATTATTTTACTAAAATAATAAATCTCTTTAAAAATTTGTTAATTCAATTTTTTAAAATAATGTAATAGTTTCTAAATAATAAAGAATGGGAGATTTTTTAGAAACACTTACGTTGTCGCAACTAAGAGAAATAGCCAAAGAAGAAAATTTCAGAGGGTATTATAGTATGTCAAAATTAGATATAGTAGATTTACTGGTAAATCATTTACCAAGTACTAAATTTTCAAAATATAAACTAAAGTATCAAACAACTAAATCGGATGATAAAGAATTTCATATGATAAAACCAAAAGTATTGGTCGATAAAACCAAGTTTAGATCATTTAGTCGTATGGAATTAACATCTATATTATACTTAATGCACAAGTATCCACAACATTGTGTTGCGTTTTCTACTGGATTATTGACTCCTTCCGGAAAATTAACATCTAGAGCTTTAGCTCTTCGTCCAAAAAAATTTGATATGGTGAGTTTGGTGTGGTCAGAATTTAAGAATGATTTTATCATACCTGAAGGTTTATGGACATCAATAAAAAATTGTCTGAAAAGAGGTTCTGAATTTATTATTATACCATTTGGTTTTTACTGTACAGATGGAGATCATGGTAATTTTTTAATTTACAATTCATTAACAAAAGAGTTAGAGCGTTTTGAGCCTTATGGATATATTTATTCACCATATTGTAAAAGCGCACCAATGATTGACGAAAAACTTGCAAAGCTATTTAACAAAAATGTCAATAAAGATATGGTTAAAGCAATTTACGATCCTCTTTCTTTTTGTCCAATGGACAGTTTTCAGATGATTCAAGAAGATGATACAGAATTTCAAGAACAACAAGGAGAAAATGGACCTTGGGCATATTGTTCGGCTTGGTCATTCTGGTACGCAGATATGAGACTATCAAATCCGTTAAAATCACGTTCTGAAGTTGTCTTACTATCTCTGCAAGCAATAAAAGATAACAATATAACTTTTACTACATTTATTCGTTCTTATGCAGACTTTTTGCAAAAAGTCTATGAAAAGATATATTATAATACAGATGAATATCCAGAAAAAATTATTAAAAAGATACTTAAAAAGAATGAACAGTCTAAGTAAATATGGGTAAAAAGAGTAAGACTAAGACTAATACTAATACATGTGACAATTCTAATATACAGAAAAGTACACAAGTTGGTAATGATCTTTTTGATAATCCAATGGTTAGATCTGCAATGGCTGCATTATCAGACGAACAGAAACAAAAATATAAGACAATTGGAGATCATCTATATGGCCGTATAAACTTTGATACTGGACAAAGTTTGGAGCCTCCAATTGCGGAAGCAGTTGCTTATATTGAAACATCTCTTCAGTCTGGAATGCATCCATCAATGCTTGAAGAAAATGATCATGCATTGCTAAAAGAACAATACGGTGAAGAATGGTACAAACAATGGGGATACGTAAAAGAGGATCTGACAGAAATGGTAACACTTAATCCAATTCTAAAGGATTTTAAATATGGTCAAAATTGATTATGTTTTACCATTTATTATTTAAAAAAATATAAATGTTCGTTCATTTCAAACGAGAATGTGTATAATACTTATTTTGATAAAGCAAAATAAGTTTATGATTTTAAAATACATATTAAAGAAATTAACCTTTGAATATAAATATGCTTTCTGGTATATTAAGTCCAAAATCGCAAATAAAAATTGCTTTTGGGTATAAGATGGGTGTTGGTAAGGATGAAGCCTGCTCTTATCTCATTAAAAAGTATGGAGGTGAAAAAATTTCATTTGCATCACCTTTATATGATATACAGCGTTATGCACAAAAAGTATGTGGTTTTGAAGAAGAAAAAGATCGACAATTTCTACAATTTATTGGTACAGAGTGGGCTAGAAAAAAAGATCCTGATGTGTGGCTTAAAATGGCTATCAAAAATACAAATTCAGAAGGAAATTTTTTTCTATCAGATCTTCGGTTCCCTAATGAATTGTATGGTTTGAAAAAGGAAGATTGGTTTTGTGTTAATATTGTTAGACAGACCGATTCTGAGAAAAGAGCAGGTACAGGTAGTTTGTCACATGTGAGCGAAACAGCTTTGGATAATATAAAAAGTGAAGAATGGGATTATCTATTGAAAAACGACGGAAGTATTGAAGAATTTTATGAAAAATTAGATTCTCTATACGTTAAAGTATGGCGTGACAAATATTATATGAGAATATGATTAATTTTTTAGTTTTAAGTAATTTAAATCTTTATTAGATTTAAATGACAATAAGTAATAGTTGGAATCGTTATCATGAACAATTATTAAAAAAATGGGCTCAAATGTCTAAAACGTATTCAATTATGCATTCTTTATGTGCGCAATATTACGCGACATGGCATAAGAGATTAGGTATTCCAGTTGTTATCATTGGAGGTATCACAGCATCATCTATCTTTTCAAGCAATAAAAATGATTCTGAAGCATGGACATATATTAATGGAGGACTTGCCTTATTTGTTGCTGCATTAAGTGGTGTGAGCAGTTTTGTAGGTACTTCTGAAAAAACAAACAAACATCAAAATGCATCATTTAAATATACGAAAATTTCAATGGATATAGATACTATGTTATCATTTGGTCGTCACGAGAGAACACAAACCCCTCAAGAATTTATTCAAGAAAAGAAATCAGAAATGTTAGAAATAAGAGAAAATGTACCGGAAGTGCTTACATGGGTTATGAATGATTATCTTAAAAAATTCGATAAGACTCTAACAGATACCAAGTCTAGAGTAAATAAAACTCAAAATTACATTGAACCCAAACTAAAATATGACGACGATGGTTCTGACCGAGGTACTTCATCTATTGAAACAACTAGTAGCAGAGCGCAAGAAGAAGCTCAGACAGGTGAGATTTTGTCAGACTTTGCAGATAAAACATCTACAAAAATTGAGATTGCATGTGAAAAAATGAAAGTTCCAAGCGAATCTGACTCCGAGAATGAGGAGGAAGATAATGAAAAGCATATAATTGAATGTTAAAAACAAACTTAATTCTAAATTGCGCATCAGAGAATTATCATACCATCAAGAGTTGATTCTTGAAAAGCGGCGATTACTATTAGCATCATTGCAATTGGAGCAAAAGTATTAAAACCATGAAACTCATAATAAAAAGATGAAAATACTATCATTATTATTTGTAAGTATCTGAGATGAGTCTTGGCTTTTATTTTATAGTTGCGCAACTCTGCACGAGTTGTTTCTATCACTTTCGCATCTTTTTCACTCAATTCACGGAGATTCGCTTCAGTTTGATGTAAATCCGCAAGAAGACCATTTAGGTTTTCAACACGGGACTCTGATTTTGACAGAGATTCGTATAACTCTTCTAAATTAATTTCCATTTTCTTAATTGTGAGTAAATGCTCTTTATTTAGTTCTTGCAGAGTATTATTCATTAAAATTATGGATCTTTCAGATGAAGAAGCTCCAGAAATAGATTCTAATAGTGTATCTGCATCAAAGTTCATTTATTTATAATTATAACATTGTGTATAATTATAATTTCATTTTCAAAAAATAAACGCATATAGTTTAAAAGGTAGAAGTTATTACAAAAAAAAATGATAGCTTTTGTAACAGGATGTACTGGGCAAGATGGTTCTTATCTCTGTGAGTTACTTCTTAAAAAAGGATATATAGTTCACGGCCTTATCAGAAGGTCTAGTACCATTAATACACAACGTTTGGATCACCTTTATAAAGATCCACACGAGAAGGATGTTAAACTTTTCCTTCATTATGGAGATATGAGCGATTCAGGTTGTTTAGATAAATTAATCAAGGAAATTGAACCAGATGAAGTATATAATTTGGCAGCTATGTCTCATGTAAGAGTATCATTTGATTCACCAGAATATACTGGTGATATTGATGCTCTAGGAACTTTACGACTTCTAGAAGCATGTAGAAATCAGAAAAAGATGATTAAATTCTATCAGGCTGGTACATCAGAATTGTATGGAGGTGTATATGACGAACCACAAAACGAATCTACACCATTTTATCCACGTTCTCCTTATGCAGTTGCAAAACTATATTCACATTGGATAGTAAAAAATTATCGAGAAGCTTATAATATGTTTGCTGTTAATGGAGTTTTATTTAATCACACTTCACCTAGAAGGGGTGAAACGTTTGTTGAACAAAAAATAGTACAAGCGGCTGTGGCAATATCAAAAGGTAAGCAAAAATGTCTTTATCTAGGAAATATTTACTCTTATAGAGATTTTGGGCATGCAAAGGATTTTGTAAATGCTATGTGGTTGATGCTACAACAAGAAAAACCCGACGATTACGTGATAGCTTCCGGAGAGAAACATTTGATTAAGGATATTGTAAATAAAGTCTTTAGAATAGTTGGAATGGATATTCAATGGTACGGAACGGGAGATAAAGAATATGCTTCAGTTGATGACAATATTGTAGTTCGTATAGATCCTAAATATTATCGACCAAGCGAAGTAGACTCTCTTCACGGTGATTCAAGAAAGGCAAGGAAACAATTGGGATGGGAACCAAAATACGATATTGATTGCATTCTTCTAGAAATGATAGATGAGGCAAGCAAAGAAACATAAACTATTACTTAAAAACAAAGAGTAAAAAATAAATCATGGAAGAGGATAAAGAAATGCGGAGAAAAAAACTTTCAAATCTTCTAAAGTCTAAAATAACAGAGAAACAAATTTGTAGAAGTGGTAAAAATCAAAGAGAAACGGTTCTAGAAAAGACTCTAGGAAGTTTAGGAATAGATAAGGAAAAATTTAAAGCAGATCTTGAGGCTATAAAAAAGCAAGGAGGATTGGAAATTAATATGAAAAACTGATTATAAGTTTTACACCCTTGAAGATTTAAAACGCCGGTTTTGATTATTTATATACTTTTGGACTACGATGTTTCGTTGATAACTTTTTCTCATACGTTCTTAACTCAGCTTTTCTATACGCAAATCTGAAATAATTCAAGTAATGCTCTGGTTTTATTCTTCTTATTGCACTTCTTACACTTCTCTGTAAATCTCTATAATTCAATACTCCGTCTTTTTTCAAGTAATGTTTCAATTGACTAAACCAATTTTCAATAGCATTTGTCTTTGGTGTATATGGAATTGAATATAATAATTCATTCTCACTTTCATTTATTATTCTTCTTACATTTTCATTTCTATGTGCACCTGCATTATCTACTATAATCAAATGATTTCTGTATTCATCCACTATAAATTCATCTAAAAATTCTATAAATCTTTCTGTTGTCATACCACCTTGTTCATAAAGTAAAATGCTTAACAATTTTTGTAAATTATATGGTAACCCAGAAGAAACAATTATAGGATTTGGTGATTTTGAGCAATACCAACATCGTAAATTCAAAGAACCTGTGAAAGGAAAAGGATTTAGAACTTTGTTTAGAAAAGCGGGATATAAAGTGTATCTTGTTGATGAATTTAGAACAAGTTGTAGATGTAGTCATTGTGAAAGTGATGATGGAATATGTAAAACATTTAGAGAATGTGAAAATCCAAGACCTTGGAGAAACAATCGTATTTTGAGACACAGACTTGTCAAGTGTAAGACTTGCTCAGGGCTATGGAACAGAGATACGAATGCTTCAAGGAATATCTTGAAAATAACATTAGATGAGATAAACAGGTTAGGAAGACCGGATTATCTAAAAAGAAGCCAGAGGCTTACTCAGTGATACTACATCGGTATTACAAAATCAAAATTTACACGGTATGAAAAGACCAAACCTCGTTGATTTACAAAGGTGAAAACCGGCGTTTTAAATCTTCAAGGGTGTAAAACGGTTGGTATTTAAGTAATCGTAATAGAAAATCTAAAATTTTCTATTATATTAACAAAATGATAAATGTCCATTTAAGATGGATTTTTTCAAATGATGAAGGATTTCCATTTCGTTACACCGTTTTTGAAAAAACAACAATTAAAGAAATATGCCAAATGGTGTTGAATCAAAATAATACTTTGAATATAAATCCAACATTTTCTGTTGTTAAAATATATGGTAAAGATATGTTTTTAGATGATAGTAAGTGTATAGAAGAATTCAATGATAATAATAAAAATGTATTGACTTTTAATTTTGCAGCTGGATGAACTACAAAAATTGTATTTTCTAAAGTGTACTATTATCAAGACAATGGAAAAAACTTTTATATTATAGTTGGTGTTTCTATAAATTTTTTAACCTCATTCCACGGAATTATAGGTTTATTATGAGACCCTCTCATTTGAATATGTAAAGAACTTATATTAATTAAGTGCATTACCGTTTCGTATGAGATCTTCGTGTCTTCGGGACTATGAAGAAGAAGAGTTTTTCCTCTAAATCCGTTCAAGTAAGCATACGTATCAAATTCTGGGAATAATGGTGCAAAGAACGACATCATAGGATATTTATTTTTTAAGTAAATTTTAACACTTGGAAGTGGTGATTCGAGAATTAGTGTGGAAATACCATATCTCCTCGCTGCATAAGTCGCGACTGGTCCTCCTAATGAAAAGCCGTATATTATTATTTGTTCAGGTCGATATTTTTGACGAATGAAAGCAATCATATCTGAAGCATCGTCGTATAGTTGTTGTTCACTTGGAACTCCTCCACTCTTTCCGTATCCAGAATAATCGAAAGTTAAAACTGAGTAACCTAAATTTCTAAGAGAAATTATTCTTTCCTGCTCATGAGAAATATTGCCCGTATTACCATGACAGAATAATATAATTTTATTAGATGATTCATTTTCTAAAAACCAACCATGTAAATGTTTGTGGTTTATACTCTGATATTTATCTACTGATTCAATGAACTGAGAAGAAGGTTTGAAATAGACGAATCTTTTAACCAGAATAGTGATTATAAATAACAAAAATGCAATAATTAAAAATGCATTTA